TACAATTATCTGCAAATGCCACCGGACGAAATCGTGGAGAAATAGAAGCAGAAATAGAAAGTAGATTAAAAGAAGGAAAATATTCAGCTGCCTTGCAAGGCATGAATGAAGATCAAAGAAAAAACTTTATTAGAACTCAAGCACAAGTATCTGTGTTTGGTAAAAGTGCAGAAGACTTAGCCGCAACTATTGCAATAGGCGGGAGAAAAACTGAAGAGCAACAAAATTATCTAATGTCAATGGGCCCTAAGGCCTCTAGAGAATTTGAGCGTGCCGCACAACTAAGTGCAAGTAAGGACGCGGCTTCTAGAGAAGTTGGCCGTGCTATGATGAATAAGGCTTTAGCTGATGCTGCCGTATATAGACAAGATGATCCTCGCGATAGGTTTAGAAGACAAATTGCCTTAGGCGGTCCACTTGCAGATACTTTTACAAAAGCGCAAGATGAAGATAGAATTAGTCAGCGTGTAGCACAAGTTTTACGCAATAGCAATGGTACACTTACCCCACAACAAGCTCTTGATCAAGTAAGAAGAGATGCACGATTTGAAAGAAGCGCACGAAATCCTAAAGAAGCAGTACAAATTGCCGCTAACGAAAATCAAGATCGAGGCGCCAAATCTGCCGAAGCACTAGCAAAAGGATTTGACGATGCGTTTGCAAAAGGCGCTGGCACCCAAGTAGCTAAAGCAATTGACAGTTATAGTACAGCAGTCTTTGGATCAGGTCAAGCCGCAGATAAAGCCACTAAGTATATCGATGGATTTATTAGAGCAATTACTGGCACTCCTACTCCTAAAACAACTCCACCTGTTCCTACTACCACAACAGATGGCAAACCAATACCATCTCCAAATAAAATGCCTACTAAGGAAGAAGGAGAAGCAGAACGTAAAGCCGCACAACCTAAAATAACACCTGCAACTCCTAATCCTAGTACGCAAATGCCGTCTGGAAATACAGTTACTCCCGCAGTAACAGCACCAGTAGTAGCACCTAATCCTAGTACGCAAATGCCGTCTAGTACTCCGGCAGCACCTGCGGTAACAGCACCTACAGCACCAAATCCTAGTACGCAAACAACTCCCCAAGTAGCTAAACCTACAGTATCTACTCCGTCAATGTCTAATCCAAGTACACAAATGCCATCATCGCCAAGTTGGTGGTCTACAAATATGCCAAGTTGGCTGGGCGGATCCGATAAACCTGTTAGCAGAGCAAATACTAGTTTAGGATCAGTTGGATCATTGCTTGAACAATTTAGTCCAAACGGCACTCCAGCGCTATTGCATAATGAAGAAGGTGTTATTAATCGTCAACAATTAGATAATTTAGCAAAGGGAGCAAAGAATTCTGGAGTAGAAGCAGGTTATAAAGAATTTGCCAGTATGTTTGATGGAATTAAAACTAAGATAAGCTCAATCAACACACCGCAGACAACTTATAATCCTAGTTCAATGATAAACAGTTCTTTAAAGCTACCAACTGAAGAACCAAAAATATCTGCTCCAGCAATTACTAATCAACAATCACAATCTTCTAATATAATCACAGATTCTACAACTCTAAAAGATGTCAATGAACAACTTGTAAGGTTAAATACTGGTATAATGCAATTAGTTGCTAACAGTTCAAAAACTGTTGATTTGAACGCAATGCAAATCAAAGCTACTAAAAGCCTAAGCGGCAACAAATTTGCCTAAGGACAACCATAAATGAGTTGGAAAAAGTATTTTACACCTGTAGCGTCAAACACATCAGGCTCACTAAGCCCTTTTAATGGCAGTACTAGCCTTGGCCCAAGCCAAACTAACTATAGTAATTATTTGCCGGACGTTTACACAGGTAGTCCTAACCGCATTGAACGTTATAGCCAGTATGAAGTAATGGATAGTGATCCAGAAGTTAATGCCGCATTAGATATTCTTGCAGAATTTTGTACACAAAAATTAAAAGATGGCAAAAGTCCATTTACTGTCAGCTGGAGAAACAAAGCTACTAACAGTGAAGTTAAAATTCTTGCAGAATATATGCAACAATGGACTAAACTACAAAAATTTGAAACAAGAATTTTTCGTATTGTACGCAATGTATTCAAATATGGCGATGCTTTTTTTGTCAGAGATCCTGAAAATCAAAAATGGACTTATATAGATCCTAGTCAAATTATCAAAGTTATTGTAAATGAAAGCGAAGGAAAGAAACCCGAGCAGTATGTTGTTAAAGATCTAGCACCTAATTTTGAAAATTTAGTTGTAACACAAATAACTCCTAATATTAATCCACGTAATAATGCCGCTGGCGGTAATAGTTATGGCGGTATGATGGGCAGTCCAGGTAGTAGTAAAGGTACTGTAGGTAATAGTCCTACTAGTGGAAACGGCAGTAGATTTGGTCTCAATCAACATGAAAGTGCTTTAGATGCAAAACATATTGTGCATTTAAGTCTAAGTGAAGGATTAGATAACAATTATCCATTTGGTAATAGCCTATTAGAAAATATTTTTAAAGTTTACAAACAAAAAGAGCTATTAGAAGACGCAATTTTAATTTATCGTATACAACGTGCTCCTGAAAGACGTGTATTTCATATCGACGTAGGTAATATGCCTAGCCATTTAGCTATGGCATTCGTAGAACGTGTTAAGAATGAGATACATCAACGTAGAATTCCTAGTCAATCAGGTGGCGGACAAAACGTTATCGACTCTGCTTATAATCCTTTAAGCATTAATGAAGACTATTTCTTTCCAACAACAGCAGAAGGACGTGGATCTAAAGTAGAAACATTGCCCGGCGGGACTAACTTAGGTGAAATTGATGACTTAAAGTACTTTACTAACAAGTTATTCCGTGGTTTGCGTATTCCAAGTAGCTATTTGCCTACTGGTGCAGACGATAGCCAAGCAAGTTTTAATGATGGACGAGTAGGAACAGCATACATTCAAGAGTTACGCTTTAACAAATACTGTGAAAGACTACAAAGTCTTATTACATCTGTGTTTGATGAAGAGTTTAAGATGTATATGCATGCCAAAGGACTTAATTTAGATGCTAATTTATTTGAATTAAAGTTTAATCCTCCGATGAACTTTGCCAGTTCACGTCAAGCAAGCATTGATGCAGAACGTATTAATACATTTAATACCATTCAAGCAGTACCATTTATGTCAAAACGTTTTGCATTAAAGCGTTTCTTAGGTTTAACAGACGAAGAAGTAGCAGAAAACGAACGTTTATGGGGCGAGGAAGCTGGAAAAGGCGAACCTACAATGACTGATGCCGCTGGAGAAATGCGTAGTGCAGGCTTATCTGCCGCCGGCATTGAAGGAGATTTAGGCGCCGCAGGTGATATGACTCCTCCAGAGGATATGCAAGAAGAACCAGGAGCAGAAAGTCAAGCTACAGCCGCTGGACAAACAGCAGGCACACCTGCTCCAACAGCACCACCAGCATAAATACAATATGATTTTAAGAGAATTGTTTTACATTGATCCTGATACAAGACATGTGGCTAATGATTTACGCTACGAGCCTAAACGTGACGATACAGTTATGCACAGAACTGACACACGTAAAACCAGATTAACTTTAAAACAACTTAATGAACTACGTAAAAGTAGTGAAGCACATATACTAGAACAAGAGAACGAACTAGAATTTATACATTCAATGTACGCAACTCCACCGGCTCCACCGGCATAATAAAGAAAAATTGTCAAAACTGACTGTTTTTCGTCTATATCCATACACTTTTTTAACAAAAGTGTAAATATAATACAGCCTTGTATCACAATTACAAATCACAGGAGAAATAAACATGACTGACCGCGCTCAATTTGAAGCCATGCTAGAAGCTTTGATCAATGATGATCAACAGGCAGCAAAAGAAATATTTCATAATATCGTAGTAGGCAAAAGCCGTGAAATCTACGAAAGTCTTTTAGAAGACGACTTTGGTGGTGAAGAGACACCAATGGAGGAAGAGGAAGAGGAAGAGGAAGAGTCTAAGCCTAAAGCCAAAGACCAAGGTAACCCATATGGCTCAGATGATGATGCAGAAGATGATGATGCAGAAGATGATGATGCAGAAGATGATGATGCAGAAGATGATGATGCAGAAGATGATGCAGAAGATGACATGAGCTTCGGCGATGACGACGGTGAAGAAGGTGGCGATATTGAAGATCGCGTAATGGATCTAGAAGATGCATTAGAAGACCTAAAAGCAGAATTTGAACAATTAATGGCCGACGAAGAGCATGAGCCAGAACATCACGATGGTATCGATGATCCATCATTTGGTGGCGATGAAATGGGCGGCGATTTAGAAACAGAATTAATGGAATACGTAATTCCAGTTAAAGACGGACACGGTGCAGAGCGTAAAGGTGTTTCAAGCAAGACTGTTGGATCAGGAAGCTATGAAAATGCTGGAGAAGAATATCCAAAAAGTACAATTCGTGGTGACATGGTAAACAATATGGGCGGTACAGCAAGTAACATTGCTCAGAACTATGTTGAAGTACACGGTGATGCCGGTACTAAAAATGGTGGTGGCACACAAGGTGGATTGCTAAAGCCAAGTACACAAATGATGAACGCTGGTAATGTTAATGTTCCTGGAAATAAGAAAGCTCCAGCTTACAAAAACGATGGCAAAGGTCATGGCGCAGAGAAGAAAGGTGCTAAACCAGGTGAAATGGTAGGTGCGCATACTGGTGAAGTAGGCGGACAACGTGGCGAGCAGAACAAGCAAAGTACGCTTCGCCCAATTAAGAAATAAGAGAACATACTAGACTATGTTATACCTCCGAGAGAATCTCAGTTTCAACGAAGCAAAAATGATCGTTGAGTCTGATGACAAAGAAGGAAAAAATTTATACATGTCCGGGATTTGCATCCAGGGCGGTATAAAAAACGCTAACCAGCGTGTATATCCTGTAAACGAGATTGGCAAGGCTGTCAAGACCTTAAACGATCAGATTCAAAACGGTTATTCAGTTCTCGGAGAAGTGGATCATCCAGATGATCTAAAAATTAACCTGGACCGTGTGTCCCACATGATAGTTAATATGTGGATGGACGGTCCAAATGGTTACGGTAAACTGAAAATTTTACCAACCCCTATGGGACAACTAATCAAGACAATGTTGGAAAGCGGAGTCAAGTTGGGTGTTTCAAGTCGCGGATCCGGAAACGTCAAAGAAGACGGATCCGGTGAAGTATCAGATTTTGAGATTATCACAGTAGATATGGTAGCTCAACCTAGTGCTCCTGGAGCATATCCTACACCAATTTATGAACACCT